ACTGTATAATCGGAAAGGTTTAGATGAACGATGCACTACTCAGTGTGGGAGATTTAATACAAATTGCTCTCATGCTTGCGGCCTGTTACGCGTGTTACATCAGGGGAGAACTCAAGGGTATTGAGGAGACCGTAACAGAATTAATAGATAGAGGGTTACTTGACGAGAAGGAACTCGAAGAAATGATGAAAGAAGAGCCGTAAGGCTCTTTTTTTATGGACGTAATTACTGTCCAAAAGTTGCCAGTAACACCGAAATAGATTATAATAACATATGTTCAACAGGAGTACAATATGACTCAAACAAATTCGCGGGCACGCGTTAAACAAGATACAGTAGGAGAAGGTGGTATGAAGTTTTTGTTTAGTCAATATCAATCGGCAACTTTAGAGAGCTTTCGAGTAATCTGTAAGGAGCTGATAGAGCAGTCCTCTGGTAAGCGTACAACCAAAGACAAGTTTATCTACGAGGTAGAGCGAGCAACGTCTAAGGATGTTATGGTTACCAAGGTAACCAACTATCTGATGGCAGGTCAAGGCCTGGGCGTTTGATAGTATTTTTTATATTATGAAAGGCATTGATATGTTTACAGTAGCAGGTGTTTCCCGTAACAACGGGGTGATTAAAGTTCGTTTCTGTTCTGATAAGGTTCTTCGAATTAAGAACTTGCAAAAGCAGGGCGATACTGATATCGATTTGATCGAGCTTCCCAGGCCCATGACCAAACCAGAAGCATGCCAGTTTCTGTTGGATCAGGATCAGTTTGTTGCTTATGCATCAGATATTATCGAGATTTTGGGAAAGAAAGAGTTGACGAAAAGCTTTAAACAGCCTATAATAGAGGCTGTGAAAGAGGAAATCGTCGATCTAGAGCTTGAATCAATTAAAGAACTAGCTGAAGCTTAATTCTCTGTTACGAGAGAGAGACCACCGCTCTCGTAACTTTTTTTATGGTGGGGCATTTCTATATTAAGGAAATATTATGTCATTGCAAACTTCTGTACTTAAGACTCTTCAGTCTGGTAAACAATTTACCGCCGGTCAAATGGCTGGTTTGTTCCGCTCAACTGAAGGCTCAGTTGCAGCACGAATCACTGAGCTCCGCGCTCAGGGTTATTCCATCTATAGCAATACTGCTAAGAATGGAAAAACGGCCTATCGCCTGGGTCGTCCATCGCGCGCGATGGTAGCGGCAGCCTACGCAGCCGCTGGCAGCTCAGTTTTTAACTGATGTGACTTGATCGGTCTCTCCTAAGGGACGCCGGATATCGTAACCGGCATTAATTTTATTATGGAGTCGTTATGCCTTTATTTGTTGTAGATGCTATTCAGATGTTTCGCACCAGATACATTATTGAATGTAAGGAAGCCGAGCATGCTGGTGATACCGTTGTCATGAACGAGGCTGAACAATACAGTCAAATGGATCTAGGTGAACGTATTCTAACTACTAAAGAAATTACCTACGAAGAGTTTCGTAGGATGAATAAAGCCATGGAAGAGGGTCATGGTGATGGAACCCATCACCAGGCTGAAGAAGGTTCACATTGGATGGGTGAAAAAATGATTCACGTGGTTAAGTACGATTCGGAGACTAAAGAATGAACGTTTTAGCACAAGTCCAGCGCCAGCGTGTTCGATTCAGCCCTGATGATAAGAAACATGTAGAAGCGTATCGCCATTTTCTTGTTAAACGAAAATGGGAAACTCCAGGTTGCCCATTTGAATTGCAATGGCCGTATCTCAGTATTCCTGATATGATTAAGGATAAGATCATTAATCACTACTTAAAAATCTAATTTCTAGCCCCCGACAGGGGGTTTTTTATTGTATAAATATATGAATAACTTTAACCTTAGGTGAGGGTATGGCATATAATTATCAATCACTGGCTGACACTGCTAAAAAAGTAACTACGTATCTTGCATCTAAAAGTAAAAACGCTAAAATAAAAACATCAAGATACAATAGTACAATTAAAGTCGTGGAAATTGATGATATTATTATAGATATAAAACCCTTTCTAAGCTCACTAACCTTCCCGGGTACTGTATCAGATTTGCAACCTGCTGATGAAAGAGCTATATCAGGTACTTATAAAGCTAAATTAGTTACTGTTAATAAGATAGTTCCAAGCGCTGGGTTAAAAGTAGGAGATCAGTTTTTTATTTTAAATGTACATACCGAAAAAGGAAGTGTTAAATCAAAAGCTTTGGCGCCGAGTGCATTAGGTCTTGATCAAAAAGAATATACAAGTTTAGATACCTTTGATAAAGCCGTAATTGAAGGAATTTCTAAATTAAAAGTACCTTCAGATGTACAAATGGCAATTGCGGAATTATATAATGATGTTAAAAAGACTAGTAGCGAGACTAGTACAGTAGCTCAGTCAACAATTACAAGAAATATTTTTAGTAATATTAAGTCTCAAGACAAGCAAGCTATTGGTAAAGATTTTGGAGAGGTACTTTCTCTTAGATGGTATTTAACTCAACCTTACAGCAAAGGGTGGATAAGGTTTGGTTTTGAGTCTGGTAGTAATGCGGCTTTAGTTGATTATTATGTAGTTAAGAAAGTTAAATAATGGCTAACGAAATTAAAGTCGAAATATCTGCTAAGTTTGAAGAAGGTGGTGCACCTTCGATTAAAACAATTGTAAAAGAAATAGATAATGTTTATAAAACTCCGAGCCCGGAAGAAAAAAAAGTTATAGATATTTTAAAAATTTTAGGTACTCAGGTTTCTGGAGAAACTACTTCAGATAAAATTTTAAAAATTGCTATGCGTTTAGACTTCGAAGGTTATAACTACTTAAAAAAAGTTATCGATAAACCTGTTATAAATGTAAGAGATATAGATAATTTTGTTCGTAATATTGCTAAGACTCATGATACTGCGCCAGTAAGAATAAAAGAATTTAGAAAAATATTTGATCCTTATTTTAAAATACTAACTAAGGGTGTAAAAGATGAGTCCCTTGGGGTTATATTTACAACAGATAGTTTTCCAAAATATTCTTCCTCTGTTATTGCACCACTAGGTTATTGGTTAGTAGGTTATATGAATTCGTTGCCTTCATTTATTCAAGTACTTAACAATGTAAGTCAGTCTCTAAAAACAGAACAAATTTATTTAAATCTTACTCCTTCTAGTTTAGTTTTTAAAAAGAAGATATTCGAACAAGCTGAATTTAAATTTGAATATGGTGGTAACGCAAAGAATGCTGACAATACCGGTATAAAATTTTCAATGAAATAAACTAATGATTAAATTTCAATCTTATTTGACAGAAGCCGCCGCTTCTGAAGAAAAACTTAAGCACTTAGAGCATGCTGAAGACCATGTGATTAATTCTGGTATGGAGGGTTTTGCTCATGCATACCATAACTTAGAAGACGTTAAAGAACAGATTAACGGTAAGAAAAACAAAACTAAGATTGCAACTAAGTACGACGGTTCACCATCTATTGTATTTGGTCATCATCCAGAGACCGGGGCATTTTTTGTCTCTACCAAATCGGCATTTAATGCAGATCCTAAGTTAAACTATACACCAGAAGATATTGAAAAGAATCATGGTCATGCACCTGGTTTAGTTCAAAAGTTAAAACAAGCTCTCATACACCTACCTAAAGTGACACCTAAGACCGGTGTATATCAAGGTGATGTAATGCATTCAGGTATCAAATCAAAAGATAACCCACACGGTGATATTGTAAATGAAGGTGGTAAGTATCACTTTAAACCTAATACTCTTACATATTCTACACCTCATGGTTCGGCAGAAGGTAAGAAAATTGCTACATCTAAGTTTGGTGTAGCTGTGCATACTGCATACGAAGGTAATACCTTGGCAGGAATGAAAGCACAATACGGTGCCGATCTTTCTCACTTCCATAAACACCCTGATGTTCACGTTATAAGTACTGTTGATGACGTTCACAAAGCCGATCTTAATACAAATCAGGCGCATACGTATGAACATCATATGGCACAGGCTAAACAAGCTTTCAATAGTACCGATAAAAAAGAATATAGTGCTATTGAAGGTCACCAAGAACACTTAAAAACCTATATTAATAAAACCGTGAGAGAAGGTACTAAGCCATCGGTTCAGGGGTATACTGAACACCTGAGAGATCAGCATCTTAAGGGTATTGCAAAGGTAAAGACGGCAAAGGCTGTTGGAACTAAGACCGATAAGATGCAAGAAGACCTAGCACATGTAAAGAAACATTCAGATAAGTTTCAGAAGATTCTAGATATGCATCACCACTTACAGGCTGCCAAAGATCAATTGGTTCATTCGTTGTCTGCTAAACCTAAGTTTGAACATTCGATACCTAAACCCGGTGCTACTAAAATTACTGGTGGTACACCTGCTAAACCTGAAGGCTTTGTCGTTATCAGAAATAACAGACCAACAAAGTTTGTAGATAGGGCAGAGTTTAGTAGAGCAAATTTCGCTGCTAGACCAAGGTAATTCTCAACCGCCCACTTATGGATTATACACTCAAGGCAACTGATCGTCAATGAAAAGTATTAAAGAAAAGCAGATTTTGGTAAAATGGGCCAAGGCTATGAATGAGCCTATTGATCCTGCTTTGGTTGAGGAAGTTGAGCGCTATAATCAATTACAGTCAGAAATCAAAGAGTCAGTCCGTAGTAACACCATTAATGATTTATTCGATGCATCTAAGGTTGCAGTTGATATTATTACTAAAGTAAATATTGAGTATCCAAAGCCACCAACGCTAGAAGAATTATTAAGTATTGTACAGGAGGAAGCAAATGAGCTGGTTCAAGCACAAGCCGCCGAAGAATCCCCCGTTACCGAAGAAGTATCCGTACCCGATACCCCCAGTACCGTTACCGAAACAGTAACAGAAGAAATTGTTGAAGATCCATCCGATCTAATTAGTAGAGCTGCCAAGCACATTCATAAAGAAGTTAAGAGTGAAGAGGCTTCATTTCAACAGCCCCAGCCAACCCCAGCTGAGAAGAACTTTGAAGCAGTTCAAAAGAAACTTAAGTTTCTTGAACAGGCTATTGGTAAGATTGCTGCAACCGGGCCAGGTTCAGGTGAAGTAGAATTGAAGAGACTAGATGATGTAGATTATGCAAGCGTCTCAGGTGCAACCAATAACCAGGTTTTATCATACAACGCCACCTCACAACTCTGGGTCGCCAGAAGCGTAACATCAGGCGGTGGGGGCATTGCACTAACAGATTTAAGTGTAACTGTAGATACCCCGAGTGGTAATGGTAATTTAATCTATGATAATAATACAGGGATATTTAATTTTACCCCAGCCAATCTTACACCTAAAGCAAACGTTACCGATTTGACAACATCAAATGTTGTTGAATTAACTAATTTATATTTTACTAATGCAAGAGCATATACAAACGTTACACAATTAGGTTATATAACCAGCAGTGCACTTTCTGGTTATGCTACCAATACTCAACTGGCTACATATGCAACAAATAGTCAATTGGCAACTTATGCCACAAATGCGCAACTGGCTACATATGCTACCAATGCGCAATTAGCAGTCTATGCTACTAATGCCCAGTTAACCAGCTACGCAACTACAACCAACGTAGCCTTAAAAGCTAATATTATTGACCTAACAACAGCTAATGTTACTGAAGTAACCAACCTGTATTTTACTAATGCAAGAGCAACCGCAGCAGTTACAAATACCTCGCTAAGTAATGTAACAATAGCCTATACACCTGCAACTTCTATTGGGTATGGTATCGTAGTTAATGCTGCCAACACCCAGGGTGGTACAGGGTATGCAGATTTTTTAAAAGTCACAAATACCTCTGGTGGTGCTACTAATCCAAATAAATCATTTCGACTATCTAGCGCTGGCGGAATGGAAATCATTAATAGTGCTTACACTGCAACACTAATGTCATTGAGTGATGCTGGTGCTATGAGTACGGCTCTTCCTTATCAAGTTAGCGGCAAACAAGCAGTTAACGGACCTGCGTTTAGTGCCTACGCAAATGCGACATTACAAACTATTTCAACTGGCACCTTAACCAAAGTCCTATTCCAAACAGAAGAATTTGATACCAACAGCAACTATGCTAGTTCAAAATTTACTCCCACAGTAGAAGGCTATTACCAATTGAATGCTGAAGTTCGACTAGATGGCGCTTCGGGCACCGGCGAAATGATGATCATGCTTTTCAAAAACGGTTCAGGATACAAGCGTGGCATGAATCAAAGCGGCACACAAATTGCTGCAAACTTCTGGGCAATGCAAGTAAGCACAGTGGTCTACGCTAATGGCACCACAGATTACTTTGAAGTATATGTTCAACAAGGCTCAGGTGGAAATGTAACTGTTACAGCAGTTAATGACCCATCTATTACCTGGTTTAATGGTTGCATGTTAAGAGGTGCATAATGAAAACATTTAAAGAAATTAGAGAGAACTTTCAGGACGGTCGTAACCCTCAGGATAAGGGTGATATGGCCAGACACGGTCTTAAAGGTAAATCCGTTACACAATTAAAGAAGGTTAGATCTTCTGATTCAGCATCACCTAGAGAGAAGCAATTGGCTCATTGGCGAATCAATATGTCACTAGGTAAAAAGAAAGATAAATAAACGGTTAACTAATTAAATACCTATGGACTTTATAGACTATCTAACAGAAGCACCGGAAAAACACGGCGTACTTGCCTACGGCCGTATGAATCCTCCCACAAAAGGGCATGAGCAGGTAATTAATAAAGTCATGTCTGCTGCTAAAGAATACAGTGCTGGTCACAAAGTAGTTCTTTCTCATTCTCATGATACTAATAAGAACCCATTACCTGCTGATATTAAGGTAAAGCATGCCAAGCGTGCATTTCCTGGTACCCACATTGAAGCAGCTACTAAAGAAGCACCAACCATTCTACATCATGCAGCAGCAATGCATGAGCACGGTGTAACGAACTTACATGTTATTGCTGGTTCTGATCGTGTAGAAGAGTATCACAAATTACTTCATAAGTATAATGGGGTAAAAAGCGGGCACGGTCATTATAATTTTAAATCTATTCAAGTACATTCCTCTGGTGAAAGAGATCCTGATGCAGAAGGTACCTCTGGTATTTCAGGTACTAAGATGCGTGAGCATGTAGCAGCCGGCAGGAAGAGTAAATTCCATGCCGGTCTTCCTTCTAAGATGAAGCCAGAACACAAGGAAGAACTTTGGAGCGATATGGTAAAGCATAGCGCTAAGAAAACTAAGACTGTTACCGAGGCAGTAGCACCTGGTTCACAAGGTGAAGTAAAGATTTCAAAATACGAATGGGGTACCCCAGAAGGAACTAAAGAGATGAAGCGTATTACCCCTGGGGAAAGTAAAGTTAAAGCTGAAGCTAAAGAAGCCGATTACGGTGAGAAGTTTCAGTCAATGATGAAGAGAGTTAAAGTAAGCGCTCATGCAGGTCCTAAGAAGACTGTCTGGGTTCCAGCAAAGTA